CATCTGCAGCGAATATCACTGCATCCTCTGGAGATTCATCAGCCAGTACACCTTGGTAAGTACCGGACTTGAAAATGTACTCAAACTCGTACCAAGGTTGACCGCCACTAGTTTGTCCGATCCTGCGGATATTCTTCTTAAGCCTGCGGTCAGAGAATGTGTAGGTGTATCCAGACGGATCTGTGTAATCGGCAGTACCGCTTGGAATTCCGCCGCCTCCACCAGAGGTAGAATTGTTTTGCATAAACCCGAGTGAGGCCAAGGTTCCACCTAACTGGGTCGCTGCACTGCTTGATGCTCCACTAGCAGTAGCTAGACTCGACGCAGGACTTGACGCCGATTGAGTGCCTGACATGCTAGCTAGCAACTGTTCCTGGCCCAAGAGCGCACTGCTAGCCTGAGACTGCCCGTATTGCTCGAGAGCGGTGGCTTGATTGCCTGACCCTAGATAGCCTTGCGCTGCCATCTGTCTAGAAACTCCGGATAGTCCCTGATCGAGAGAGGACTGAAATACCGGATTGGTCAGAAACGAGCCAGGATTAGCCATCAGTTGCTGTAACTGCTGGTTGTAATACATCTGCTCTCCCTGAGTGTTTTGAGCGAGACCGAGCGCTTGACTGGAGATATTCTGCTGCTGAGAGGCTTCATACAAACCAGCACCTACGGAGGCCACTCCGACACCTAACGCCACAGTTCCGGCGACACCCAGTGCGGCGACACTCATATTTTCAGTCTCCTGCGCAACTCGAATACTTGCCGGTAATTGATCGTCACTTCCTCCCCATCGAGCCCGCCGCGACAACCCTCGATGTGGTTGACTGCGCGCAGATACAGATTGCCTGACAACACGATCATTTCGGCGTTAGGCGTATCTGAATGATTGGTATATCGCCCCGCTGGCGTGCGCTTGCCGTCTATGCGCGCGTGGCAAATCACTTCCCCTGCACTGATATCGGCTGTTGCGATGATGCCGCGACCGTCGATCAGCGAATGCCCCACTTTGATCTTGTACTCGCCGATTGGGAACTCGATCATGTCGTCAGTCTGCTCGCACAACACGCGAGCGCCTTCAGGACTATAGCCACATTCTGCCAGCATGGCGTTGAACGCTTGCGTATCGCGCGTGAGCATCAAGGTTTTCTTGTGCTCGATTAACGCAGGACTATCTTCGATGAACATCCGCTCAACCGTCTCGACATCGCGCTCGTCGGTGGCAAAGACGTTCAGCCACACCATGTCTTCAATGACGTAGGCGACTTTACGCCCCGGTGCGCCTAGAAATATTTGCGGGGCTCTGACTTCAACAAACTCGCCATCCTGAGCGCGTAGTTTAGCGACTCCCTTAGACATGATGTTGACTTGGGCCTGCTTGTGTACCATGCCAACGATGAGGGTATCGGACGGCGCCGACATCTCACGGATGTAAAGCCCAGGGTAGAACAAGTGGCGCACGTTCATCTTGACCTGAGGCAGTGTCAGGCCCTCGGCGATCAACTGCTCCATCCTGTCTGCTGCAACGCTCACGTCGCCGCCACTTGCGCCGTCACAACGCCGTTGGTGAAAGTGATCGAACCATTGCTGCCGCCGCCAGTGAGCTTCGCGGTCGTGATAGTCCCGGTGAATCCCACGCCAACAGTCCCGTTGAGAATCTGCCGCAGCTTGGTAAACCAGCCCAAGCTGTAGGGAGTGAGTTTCCCGTCTCTCACCACAAACGAAACGCTGGCATCTATGCCAGGGAGCGTCGGTTGATTTGCGCCGCTTGTCATAGCGTTCCTATATCCATCTGGAGATCCACAGATTCTATGCGGAACGCAGTATTCGACTGGTGATTGAAGTGGTAAGCCCTGCGGTAGAACGAACCACAATCAGTGAGAATCGGACGCTGGCTACCGAGACTCACTGTTCGGAAGTTCGTCCAGGTCTGATAGTCGTCCTCACTCGATCGTATATTTAGCTTGCTCCCTGGCGTCTGGTCTCCGTTGAAGCGCATCATCGACAGATACTTGGTTCTATCAACTCCAGCGTCGAAGTTAGGCGTATAGATGTCCACCGAGAACACGTTTCCGTAGTCGTTTGGATACACGAAGTCGGTATCCATGATGTAGACACTTCCATTTGTATGCTGAAACAGGTGATTGCCGTTTTTGTCAATGGTCTGAGAAACTATCGGGTAGTAGTTTCCTAAGTAATCAGTCCACTGATACCACAGGTGCTGGTCGATGTCGTAGACCAGCGTGACGTTGGTCGTGACGTTGGTCAGAATATAAAGTCGATGCCCACCATGCTTGATAGCAAAGGAGCGAAACACTGCTCCTAGTGTTGCCAAATCTAGCTGACGCTCAATTCCTGGCGTCGAGACGATTCTCATGCCAAGATTTTCTAGCAATAATACTTGACCAGAGTTGGTACTGTTTGAAGTTACCCACAGCAGCAGGCCATCTATCTCGGCCAGTGTGTCGGCGGATAGGCAGCCATAGTTGAGAATCGCTCCGGGTACAGGCGCAAGCGGTGAACCTGTCGCATTTCCTGCGTCGTAAAAGAACTGTGTCGAGGTAGACTTGATCGCAACGACATAGGTCAGTTGCCTAGCAAGGACTACTCCATTATCAGGCATTGCGTTTGCCTGAATGACATTCAGAGGATCCCAGACGGTCGGATCGTTTAGATTCTTACTGCCATAGATCGCTCCCTGATAGGTCATCACATACAGAGTGCCATCCAGGAAGGCAAACCCCGGAACTGTATAGGCTGGAAAGTTTGGATCTGTTATCTGCAGTACAGTTGAAAAGGCGCTATTACTAATATAGTAAGGATTCTGTCCAGGAAAGCTCGTCGTTCCGCCACCGGACCCAAAAACAAGATACGAATTGGCTGGACTAGCTATAGGCTGAAATCTTGCCATGCCTTGTATGTAAGGCGCGCCTATGAAAGCGTAGTCTAAGTAGGCGTTAGAATCAGAAATCGCTATTAAAAACGTGTGTACGCCGAAGCTGTCTGAAGATGTCCACAGAAAGATGCCTTGACCAGGCCCAAGTAACGAATACTGCGGCGTAGGACTCAACCCATAGCGCTTCTCAACCTGATAACATCCGTCCTCTGGATCGCGCTCTGCGTAGCAGTTGACGAGCCGAGCGTCCTTCAGATAATTCGACGCTCGGTTATCCGGCTGCGTCGCCAGCGGCCAGCGCTTCGGGATGTCCATCCCAGAAGATGGCATACCAGAAGATGGCTGTTCCTGCCTTTGAGCTGCCATAGGCATCAGCGGAAGTTCCCGACATTGGTCGTCGAGCGCATATCCGGCTGAAATACCGTAGCGGCATCCTCCACATCCCAGTTATTCAACGCATCGAAGTACAGCGAGGCTTTAGTCCCGCATCGCTGCTGAACTGATGCGGGTTGCCCGCTACACATCTCATCGGCTATGCCCCACACGAGCGCCAATCTCCATTCGTTCGGGAAGTTCATGTCGTCGGTGAGGTTAACAAAGTTCGTGACCTGTTGCTGAATCAGCAAATGCGCAACGCCTAGCGCCGCTTGTGCATCGGGCACCAGCCAGAACCAGATGATCAACTGCGACTGCTGCTTGTCGCAGAACAACTGATTTACCGGACCCTGCTGCGTTGGATTCGAAAGTCTTGCGTAGTCATCTCTCGACAGCAGCGGACTCAGTGGTCTGCGGATGTTATTGACATCCACGTAATAGCAGCTATCGAGCACCCGCAGTGGCTTGGACATGTTCACCGAGCCACCTGGACCGATGGTATACGGGTTCTGGCCCGCCACCAAAGGCACCGGCAGATCAAACTGCAGCCACAGTTTCAATCCCTGTGTCTGCCAAAGGTTGATCATGTCATTGAGCCGGCGCATACCATCGGCCAGCAGCTCAGAATCCGGCTCACTGCCACGCTGTACCTTTCCGGACTCGCGCAGACCGTCGCACAGAATGGAGTAAGCAGAATTCGGATTGGCGGCCATCGTTTATCCTGATCAGTGTTTGTACAGCTTGATCATTTCCAGTAGCACGGTGAAGTTCTGGATCGGCATCCCGGCGTCCTCCCCTGTCCCATACCCGGTCGTGAACAGATTTATGTTGCCGTTGTAGCCAGGATTTGCCTGATTGGGCTGCAGCGGGCCGATGACCTCGAAACTCTCTCTGCCTCGTCCTGCAATCGCGAAGATGGGCTGATCATTGAGACCCGCCCACGTGAGCTGCACCTCCAGTCCATCGCCAACCAAGAGCCACAGATGCTTGATGGCGAAGCCGCAGAGGATCAACCCCTGCGGCTCGTTGTTGGTGAAGTCATTGAGCGACACGGCAGGAGTCAGTACCGCATCCGCCGTATCGAGCACTCCGGTGATCTTGATGACGGCGTTACGAAATCCATCGTTCTGGATTTGATACGAGAACTTGTTGGCCATGACGGATCTCCCTTACAGGCCGGATACCCGTTCGGCATAGCCCATCTCGAACTCCCATGCCGGTGCCGCAGCGCATGACGTGCCCCACATCTCAAGGGCAAAGTTCGTTCCGGGGCTGATCGCAAACGGTCCGCACGGAATCGTGAGATTCTTCGCTCCCGTCGCCGTGAGGATATTCGTCGGTGCCGTAATGTCACCGAACGTGAACGTCCACAGATCCTTCACCACCGGGATGCTCGATTGCACCGCACCAGACCCCAGCACCCGCTGCGAAGCAGATGGGAGCGCCGTCACCACCGCGCCGAAATACGCTTGGAGTTTGGAAGAATTGCTCGATCCCATGTTCACATTGATAGTATTGAGCAGCGTCCCACCCGACGTATATCGAGGCGTCACATCACCACGAATCGCCCAGTTCCACAGCGACGCGCTCGTCGGGGCAGAAGTCACCAGAAAACGCATCCACAAGGGGTAAATGGTGCGTCCATTCGGATCGCTCGAAGCCCCCAGATTCGCACAATAGAGTACCGGCACGTTCTGTGCGTGCGTGGCCGAAGCGGTTGCGGCATCGTCCACCACGGAAGTCGTGGTGGCAATGCCCGTACCGGCCGCCTGACCGGATGCCGCATTGGTGGAAGTCACAATGAACAGTGACCCTTCATCGAGAAGAGAATGCAGACTCGGCCACATCGGAGTGACCTTCTGCGAATTGTTGGTCGGAAAATTGACGTTA